CCTGTAGGACCAGTCATAGGCTGAACACCACAGATATCGTATGCGATTAAGTTAGGTACGGCTCTACGCACTAAGCTAATTAGGATTGGGTCATAACCAGCAACTGGACCAGCAGCAGCGTTTGTTGATAAGCCTGAGAAGCCATCAGCAGATGCAGCGTTAGTTGGAGCAGCCTCACTTAAAAGTGAAGTCATGTTGGCTGATAAATCGCCAGATTCCATCAAAGCTTTTTCAGTGTTTTCTAATACAGTAGCTGTAACAGCTTTTCTGTGAGAATCACTGATTGGTGAAAAAGATTCGTGCTCTAGTACAGGGCCCCACTTTTCCACTAGTCTTGAGTAATTATCCATTTCGGATCTCCTTTAAAATAAAATTAATTTAATTTAATTAATAAACCAAGTTAAAATTAATTATTCTTTCTAGTGTTAAATGCCTCTACGAGAGCATTAATAGATGAGTAATCAGAAGCTGGTTTAACTACTTCCTGTTCATCTAGAATAATTTCGTCATTTTCTTCTTGTAAATCAGATTGTGTTTCCACAGCTGGTTTGTTTGAGAAGAATGACTCCTTAATTACTTGAAGATTTTCGGTATAAGACTCTAAATCTTCAATATCAAGCTTTTCAGACAATACTTTCAAACGCTCTACCTGATTTTCAGATAAGCCTTCTGAAAGCTCGTCAAATACTTTACTAGCCTTTGAAGATGAGATTTCTCTCTGTAGGTCAATGTTCTCATTTACGAGGCCATTGTGCTTTTCTTCTAGGTCAGAAACTTTTGCTTCGAGTTCTGAAACAACATCAACAGTGGTTTCATCAACAGCAATATTATGCTCTGTGAATAATCCTTTAAGACCTGACATTAATGATTCTGCCATTTCTACTTTGATTCCACTTTCGATAGCGATTTCGTTCTCTTTTGTCCATTCATTAACAACATAGTCAAGATACTTGTCTACGTTTTCAACAATTTCTTCCATTCTGGATTCAACTGCTTCACTTAATGATTCATCTAAAGAACCTGAAAGTTCTTCTTTGATGGACTCTGTTCTTTTGTTAACTTCTTCGTTTAAAGCTGCTTCAAAAACTAATGAGATTTTGTTTTTGAACTCTTCAGATAAGTTTTCGCCTTCGATGATTGATTCAATAGAAGATTCGATAACTACTTCCTCAATTGTTTCAACTTCTTCAGCTTCTGTTTCTTCAGCAGTAGGAACTGGTTCACCGGCTTTTTGTTGGCCTGGTACCACTTTCTTAGGGTCTGCTGGATTTACTGGCTTATCTTCGGCGGTTTTCTTCAACTTGTCCTTTTTACCTTCTCCACCTTCTGGTGTTATAGGCTCAGGTACACTTGAAATACCGTCATCAGCAACGAATTCTTTGCCGTCTGCCATAATTTTTCTCCTTTAATTAATTATGTTATATAACTATAATTTTTAACAAACAATTTATTTGACTGTTTTTATTTATAAAAAGTTAATTTCTTAAAGTACGGATAAATGTTTCAAACATTCTTGTAGCCGTATCTTCGTCAATTTTGCGCACTACACGATTTACCTTCTTTTCTACTTCTTCACGGATGTCGTCAATAATATCAACTATTTCTTGAGCTCTCCATGAACCAGAAGCAATATCGTAATAATACTCTTTATTCTCCATAATACCATTTACAAAAGCATCTGGAGCAGAAGGGTCTGTCACAATGTCAACTGTAGATAAATGAAAGTCCTCTTGAACTTGCATTACGCCATCTTTCAATTGTTTCACTGAGCCAAGGCCACGTGTAGAAACACCAATCTTGACACCTTCGTCTATAAAAGTTTTTACAATTTCCCCCATAGGAGTAGAAAGGATTTTTGCCTTTCCATAAAAATTGTTTCCATCTCGTTTCATCTCTGTAATTAGATGTGAAACTCGATCCCCGTTAATAGTTGGACCTTCGGGATGTCCTAATTCACCTAGCGCTCTCTTTGTATGAATGAAATCTTTTGAATAACGATCCATTTCCTTTTCAAGAGTTTCGCAAGGATAAATTCTTCCATTGCGATTTTTAATATCACCTTGCATAAAAATGCCTTCAATAAAGAAGGATTTCTTACCGTTATCGGCAGCCTCGGTGATAATTTCGCAATCTTCTGTATATTCTGATATAAGTTTCATAATGGTACCTATTTAAGTATTATTTATAACTTTTTCCTTAAAATTAACCTATAGTAATTTCTGCAAACTGAAGAACTTCATTATATGATTCTTCGTCTGCCAATAATTTGCTAGACATTTCTTTTGCATCTTTAGGCTTTAATTGCTTAAAGAAATCATTTAAAAGTTGAGCTTGATTTTTATCAACCTTTACTTTTTTACCATTATCTAATTTTGCTTGACCAGCTCTGGCGTTTACCTTATTGCCAGAAACTCTAATACTTGATTCCTCAAGTTCTGTTGCTTCTGAAAATCCTAACATGCCGGCCTTGTCAAATATAGCGGCCGCACTAATCTTTTTTACAGGATTTACCAGTTGGTCTCCTTTTGACCATGCATAAAGTGATTTAACATTACTGAATACTTCAGCAAGTTTATTTTGCCACCACTCTTCTGGGTCAACACCACTCTTCAGATATTCACTAATCTCTTCTGAGGCGTAACAAATAAAATGTAGTTGTTTCATCATCATTGGAATTTCTTCTTGGGGACTCTCCAAGAGTTCTTCCTCTGTGCTGATTTTATCTAACATTTCTTTGAATGTGACTTTAATTTTTCTACCACCAGACACACCGATTTCAACAGCTGAAGGTGATAGTTTATCTTGTTTTACTTTTGGAGCTTCATCTGGTTGAGCATCAAGAGTATCAGCTGAGTCTGTTTCAGTTTCTTCCTCAACTTTTTCATCTTCGCCCATACAGTTTGAAGCATATAAACCTTCGAAAGTAGACTTTGAACAGCCATACTTTTCTTTGATTTTTTCATACATTTCATGTTTGGAACAACCAGAAGCATGAAGTTTTACCATATCTTCGACACATGCTGATTCATCATAACCTTCTTCTTGTTCTGGAGCATCATTAGGGTCTTCATCGCCCATGATTTTATCGTATTCGTCGTCCCATTTTCCCTCAGGTTTCTTATTTTTAAAACCTAGGATTTCTGTAATGGATTGATATTCAACACTTTCAGATTTTGCAGCTTCTTTTGCTTTTTGAATTGCGTCTTTAGCCTTTTGTAATCTTTCCTGAGCTTTTTTCAAGCGTTCTTTAGCTTTCATTTTCTTTTCTAGCTTATCTGCTTGTCTTTCGGCCCGGCCTGCTTGACCAGAAGTTGTAAATCTGTCTATGGTTTGTCGTTTAATACCTCTACCAATTGCTTTTGCAGCTCGGCCTATAACCTCATCAAGTTCTTCTTCTGTAAGACCTTCTAGATCATATTTAGCTACTTCTTCTGCAAGTGCATTAATTTCTTCTTCGGTCCAATCGACGTCATCAGTAAGATGTTCATCATCGACAACGATTGTATTACCTCTTTTAGGTAGAGTTTGAGAAACTTTCTTTCTGTAGGCTTGGTCGTAAGCTTTCGCATCGTCACCTTTGGCATTATCCGCAGGGCGTTTTTTAGGTGTTAAACCTTCAATATCACCCGTGAATTGAGAATCCAAAGCAACAGGATGATCGATTTTCTCAATCTCATGTTGATTTTTAAATCTCTTTTCTTCGGGCGCCTTTGGTTGGCCTACCTCGGAGAGAATATCTTTAAAATGTTTCATATTGAGTCCCTATTTAATTCTATTATCTATTTATTAAAAACCTTGATCTTCATCATCGAACGCGCCTGCTCTTCTTTCTTGTTCTATCTCATCTTCCATTTCTTGTGCTTTTTCTTCAGACATTTGAAGAACATTTTTCACAATCCACTGATGAGAGAAATATTTCCCTGTATAATCAGCCACGTCTCTTAATGTAGTTAATCTTTCTCTTAAAATCTCGGCTTCCTTTAGTTCCTCGAAATAATTGTCTTTTACAAAATCATAGCGAATTTGGTTTCTTATTTCATTAAACTCTTCTGGTGTCAAAATTCCTTTTAATACCAATTGTTTCTCAAGTACCATATTGAATAACCAAGAAAATCTTGTTCTTACCCTACGAATAAACTTACCAAATTTAAGTTCATCACGAGTAATTTCAGATGCACGTCCAAAAGTTGCCTGTGTTTCTGGTTCCAATCTTGTTAAAGGTACCTTCAGTGCTTTATATAACTTACGCTGAAAATACTGAAGGTTCTCATCAGTACTTAAAGCTTGAGCAGCACCTCCGGCTAGTGTATCAACCTCGGTTGACCTTTCACCACCTCTACGAGGAAACCAAAAATCTTCAGTCATTGTCAACATTTTACGTGAATCTGTAATTTCACCTGTTGACGAATTATACTGAAGTTTATTTTTATGGCGGGCCATCATATCTCTAAGATATTGTTCCGCCTTATTCTTAGGCAAATTACCTACATCAATATAAAAAATTCTTCTCTCTGGCGCACGAGTCAATGTATAAATGACTGTTGCGTCCTCAAGCATACGAAGCTGATTGAGTGCCTTAATTGCTGGATGTAAATGAGATAATACTAAACTATTATTCTCATTCATCAATCCTGAAGTCACTCTACCAATAGAGTCCTTCGCAATTTTAAACCCGGTTGTACCACCAGGAACCGGCGACCCAACGCCTCCAGTACTTGAATTCTGGAATCCCGAGTCTGAATACATGTAGTATTCATTTTTAACTCTTTTTGTTGGAATACCAGAGTGTTTATCTTTACCTTTTTTGTCTACCTCTCGTATCAGTTTTAATTTACGAGGGTCTACATATCTTAATTCTATGATACCTTTTTTCACATTATCGTCATCAATAATAATATGATAATTTAATCTGCCGTCCACATAGAACTTATAAAACATATCATAGGCGTTATTTGTAAAATCAAATAGCGTCAATACGTTATCAAACTCATCAACAATTTTCTTCCTAACCTTTTCTGGTAAGTCTGTCTCTCCTAGAGCAATCTCTACCACTTGGTCGTTTGTGTCAATACTAATTGCTTCATTGACGATATCGTCAACTGCCTGAGAAATCTCAGGTTGCATCGCCATGTGACGATATCTAGTAATTAACTCAGACTCTGTTTTAGCAGAGCCTTCCATATCTAAAATTGTATTATAAAAACCACCTAGCGCATTACCAACAGTAATTGCACCATCATCATTTTGGGGCTCCGCAAATGAAACCGGAATGTTGTCGATTTCATCTTCGGCCCTCTTTATTTCAAAGCCAAAAATTTTCAAAATATCACCTATTTAAATTATGTAGTTGGAATTCCAGTGCTGCCTTCAACTCTCCAGAAGTCGTATGCAAATGTCACGCCGAATTCCTCTATAGCATCAACGTTTGACCAATCCATGTCGATCTGGTCAATAGTCGTTGGATACATGCCTTCAAATACATAAGATCTGATAGCATCACCATCTTTGCTATATTGTGTAATAACGGCATTGGACTTATAGTCCTGAGGTAATGCACGAACATTGCTATCATGAGTATTGATAGCGTTCATCCAAGCCTCGAAGCCATTTCTTACAATGAAATCCTCATCATTAATTACTGTGACTGTCCAGTCATCAAATGTTCTGTCGCCAGCGTATTTGATATTTCTTCCGAAGTAAGGAACCTCAAATGAACCTATGTTTGAGGCTGGAATTCCACCAGCCCTAACCATAAACGGAACTTTGAAATCTGCTTCAGGAGCCACAGGATTGAGTATCTGCACTTGGAAAAGGGAAGACCGAGCACCACCACCTACTAGTTGTGATTTGAACTCGTTAATATTAAATGCCATTCTCGTTTCTCCTATTATTTCTAAAAATTATTTATCCTATTATAGAGAACCTACAATCTCTTCAAATTCAATTCCGCTTCGTGTAGCAACAAATGTAAGTTCAATTACATTAATACTTCTAGCAGGTTTGATGAAGATATTAGCTCTAAACTTACCTTGGTCCACTATAGCTGGCGTATTTACAGTACTATCAGATATAACTCTGAAGTCTATGATTCCTCGTCTTCCTTGAATATCTCTTAAGAAAGGTTCCACTATATTTTTGAATTGAGTTTGTGAAAACTCATCATTCAATTCGAATAGGAATGTTTGAGCGGTATTAGCAATTACCTTCTCAACTGCAATGAACAATCTACGAACATTGAGGCTAGAGAATGCAGTTGGTAAACCTAATCCTGTTTTATCCCCAAATAGAACAACACCTTGTCCTACCTGTGACATTACTGGGTTAACATCAGAACTATAAAGTTGGTCCCTTTGTGCTTTACTTGGGTTAAATGCAAGTTTTACAACATTCTTAATTACACCTTTACGGAATCCAGCTGGAGACTCATAAGGTTCAACACGAGAAGCAAGACCAGCCATGTC